CCTATTGACCGATTTTCATTTGTTACAATCTTATCGGAAGTTTAGTCAGAGGATTTTAGGTAACGAAGGTCAGTGGGAATTCAAGGTTGAAGCCAATTCTATTAGGTTGTTTCCAGTGCCGCGTGGCTCTTTTCCAGTCATCGTTGAGTTCTTGCCACCTCCTACTGAATTTAAATCACCTCAGGCTCGTGAAGTGACATATAGGGCATTTTTGGCACAGATGAAGATTGCCCTAGGACATGCCCGGCGTAAGTTTGGTAATATTCCGGGTCCTGATGGTAGTGCCATTACTTTCGATGGCGAGCAATTGGTTACTGAGGGCCGTGAAGAATATAAAGAGGCTGTTAATGACGCAATATTGCTAGGGGAGCCTCTTCCACTTTTTATCTGGTAATGATTACAATCGCTAACAAATTGGAAGTTCTGCCGGGAAATGTTGTTAGAGTTCCTGGATGTGAACCTACTTCTTCATTTACATCCGTCACATTGGGTGTAAATCAGAAATGTAATGCTAGTGTAGTAACGCTGCAGGAAGCTCTAGAAGCTATTCCAGGTGCAACCATTGAGAGACAGTTTAATCCAATGCGTTTATATCTGGTTCTACCTGAGGGGCCACCTAATAGATTCGGCTGCGAGAATACGACATCAGTAGAAGATTTTTATCAGCGTCTACGTGATATTGTGCCAGATGATCAGCCGATTTCGTCACCGCTCCCGTCGGCACGTCCTGGCCCATGTGATGCGTTCCCGCTCAAGAGATGCTAATGGATATTATAGATATTCGTCTTGCATTACGCACCTTCTTATCAGAGGGGGTTGTATCGCAAGCTTTTGCTACTTTAGTGATCACGCCTGGTCAGAATCCTCGACTCGAGACGCGCGTACAGTTAATCGGTTACGATCGTTCTGCATCTCGTGAAAAGGGAGGCTATGGGCCAGAAGAAGATCCAGAGCGTGGTTCTTTCAAATGGGTTGGATTACCACAGCGCACAGTAACAGGTAGAGCCCTCCCTTCACCATGGATTCTATTCATGGATTGGTTGTGGGAGTTCCTACGGGGAAAGAATCTTAATCCGACTCCAGTCACAGGGTTTGGAGATCTGTCTCAGAAATATGCAAGACTTAGTGTCGCCGGTAAGCGTCAGCGCAAGTATGGTATAGAGACTCGGGGCGAGTATGATGTCAAGAAGGATCTTGACCTGGCTATTGAACCTATCGGCGAGACTCAAGATGAGGTTGCGAAAAATTTTAATGAATTATTAAAGACGGCCACTATTCCCGATTGGTTTTATATTACTCCAGATTCTCGTGGTAATTATTTCCATGCTATCGCAAATATCGAGGATGTCCAGGATGTTGAAGGATGGGAGAAACGTTCTGAGGATATTCTCGCCTATAGGCGTGAGAACAGAGAAAAGTGGAAGAACGCCATTAAACAATTGTCTGGTGGACGGACTAATCCAGCTCAGCTAGCTCCACTCGTAGTTTCTTATCTAATTGAGCGAGAAGGATACAAGCGTCCTTTCCATATTGATATCATGACTCAAGAGGAGTTCAATAACACTTTACAGGCCGTTAGTAGACTCAGTTTGGAAAATTTAGTTCAATTCGCAGTGGAGACTAAGCGTATACCTCCTCTCATTACTAAGAAAGCTAAACCTAAGGGCACAGAATCGGCGCTTCAGCTATGGAATCGGGAAGTTAAAAGGCTTGCGGATGAGGGAGGAACTGAGCCTTATGTTATTCAGGTTGCTCTGAGTGATTTTATGACTCAGAAAGGCTTCGAGGAACCTTTCGAACCTGAGCTATTGTCTTTCCAACAGCTAGCTAGAGCAGTCACTCTTGCTCGAAAGATGACATGGGGAGATATTGCTCCATTTACCGAATCAGTCAAGCGAACGATAACACGTATCGTTGGAAACGGGTGGAAGTAATCACCTCATCAATTTAAATATATAGCAGAATGGCTATATATCAATTTGACGCGCAGCGGGAGCAATTGGTTACTATAGATAGTATACCAGATTTCCGTACAGATCTTGAAAAGCAACTCACGCCGCTTTCTATTTATAACCATACAAAACCAGATATTGCTTACGCTGAGCGGTTGGCTGAGGAGATAGTTAATATCTCTGGTGCTTGGGTGACAGTATTCTTAAAGGAACCTAAGCAAGACGCGGAAGAGATTGAAGTTTGGGATGAGGATGCAGATCCTCTCTATCGCTCTGGTAAGAAGATGAAGGCATACTTCAAGCCGGAACCTAACTTGGTTGAATTGACCAAGTGGGGTGTAGACGTCCCGTTGCGGGTCACAATGGTATTCTCCCGTGCTGGCCTGATGATAGACAAGACTATAAGCACTCGGTTGCTTTTGCCAGGTGATGTGGTTGAGGCCCCTTATAACCTTCCAACTGCTGCCCGGCAGGATGTGGGACCTAAGCGCTTCAGGGTTTTAAACGCAGCTCAGGAGGGATTCTTCCATTATCGTTGGTTGTACCTCAAGTGCACTTGTGAGCTGGTCACGGGTGACGAGGCGCTGCAGGTTAAGACTGACAATAGAAAGGCACCGCCTAGATGATTAAAACCAATAGTATGAAAGAAGTAGTCGCTGGATTTCGAAATGAAATCAAGAAGATTTCCAAGGCTGCCCTAGGAGGTTTAGCTGCGCATATAAAAGATGCGGTGGTTTCTGATTATACAAAGCGTGTACAACAGAATCATTATCCATTGCGGAATCCTATGACTAAGAAAGAAATGGATAGTATGCCTCCTAAGGATATTGCCAAATTTGTTACTAAGACAGTTATGGTAGAGAAGGCTATCGTATACGTGCCGCAGAAGACTGAGGCGGACAAGTCTGGCCGTATGCAAGAATTATATGGTGGTAAGCCATGGCAGAAGATTAGAACTAATATGCAAAATCTTGATTACGTTAATAGAATACTTTCTCAACAGGGTCTTGAGGGGCTCAAGGCTATACCTAAGATCTAATGGCCATTCATAATTTCCATTTTACTACAGCACCAGTTAACAGTGGTAAAACCAGTGGAGTCACTGTTGAACGCGCTCCTATTATAACTCCACAACTTCCTGATCAGCCAGATCTTGTTGAGAAAGATGATCTAGTTAATAGTGATCTTAATCTCAACCAACCCGAAGATGTTAGATCAGTATTGGTTGAGGGGTTTAAGGCGATGGATAGGGGAATCAAGGCATATTTCTCAGATATAAGAGTCCCCACTGGAGATGATATTAGGTCTACCCCTATGACAGTTCGTATAGCGGGTGGCGATAAGACCTTCTTGCAATGGATACAAGATCTGAGGGCTGGTCGAGTTAAACTGCCAGTAATGTCTATTAATCGTACAGGGTGGCGTTTCAATGTTGAGAAATTCAGTCCGCCTCATCTATACATGACGCGGAAGTTTGCTCATAATGATGGGTCCCGAGTCAAGCTAGTTTACCGTCCATGGCCAGCGTTAATAGATTATACCCTATCGGTTTGGACGGAACGTAAGCGGGATATGGAATATGTAATTCATCAGATCCAGCCGAGATTCAACCCTCTTGCTGAATTCAGAATTGATGATGATGCAGGATTGCGTGGTAATGTCCAATTACGGTTTGGGGATGCCACGGATAATTCTGATATAGATATTGGGGCTGAAGAATTAGCCAAGGTGCGTTACGATCTGACTGTGACGATGGAAGGCTGGTTACCATTGCCGGAAAAGATACTTCCAGCGGCGCTTGGAAGGGTCATGACGCTGCATGAGATTGATGGGACCTTTTTGGAACCTATTAAGCCGAATACAGTAAGTGAATTTTTCCAGTCACCAAGATCATAAGGAGTGATGATGAACGCGATGAAGAAGAAACCACGGCCACGGACGCAGAGGGAGCTCTCTCAGGAGAAGAAGAGTCTAGAGGGTTATGTAACTATTCATAACCGGTTGAAGAATCAGCCAGTCTCTATCCAGCTTAGAGCACCCAAGGGTGTTGATTTTTATGTTGGAGAGCAGACTATTCAATTGATGGCTGGAAAAGTTGCTAAATTCCCGGTACATCGCCTATATAAGCACCAGATTATCAACCACCAGAAAGCTGGTAGGATCAGAGTGCTTCACGGAAGTTTAGACAAAGCAAAATAATAAATCTATTGTCAAAAATATTCTGAAATATTGAGCGCTCTTAATAGTAAGCGAGGACTAAAAATATGGCCGTGTTCCTGTCGCCCGGGGTCTTCCCCCGCGAAATAGATCTTAGCGCGATACCAACTGCGGTAGGACCGCTAAGGCCAGCGTTTATCGGTACTGCTAAAAAGGGTCCGATGAACATCCCGACCTTTGTATCGAATTCTCAGCAGTACATCGACATCTTTGGTGAGCCAATCAATGAGTCCGCAATGGGATTCGCCGCCCTTAATTACTTTGAAGAGGGCAACCAGGCTTTCATTCAGCGTGTCGGAGTAGAGTGTGAAGATGGCCAGGCAGAGGAACTGGCAGACATTTGTATCGATACAAGCGGTGCTAAGGGTCAGGGTTGGGGACGTATAGCACTATTCTCTGGTATCGATAATGGTCGTATCACTCTACGTGAACCGACCACAGATCTTCCTTATGAATTCCATGATGCCTCGGTCTTCGATATTGACTTCAATGATATTGATGTGAGCGCTTCGGATGGACCTACGGTAGGAACTCTTGATTTCGGTGCGAGCGTCTACACGGATCCTATCGATGATAGCTTCACTGTCTTGATTACGAATCCACCAACAGTAACTGGTGGCTCAGTAATGGATGGTGCGACGTTTACTATTACTCGAAACAGTGATGGTGTAGTAACCAATAGCGGAACGATTGTTGAGAGCACGTCTCTCGGCACGTCGGAAACGATTGCGGTCGGCACCGGCGACAATGACAATGGCTTGAGTTTTGATATCGTAATTACTGGCTCGAGCCCACTCGAAACGAATGATACGTTCCGGTTCAAGGTTGCGCCGGACAACAAGAGCTTCTCGGTCCTAGTCGATGATGAACTCGCGGCTGGTACTGGTGCTAGCACATTCACTTTCACGGATGGTACCTCATTTAGTGACACGGATGCATTCGTTGGCGCAGCTAATGCGCTAATCGGAGCTGCGCCTGACTACATCTTCCAGAACGTCGGTGGAGTCCCACAGATCGTCTCTAAGACGGAGGGTGAGGCTGTTCAGGTTGATTCTACAGAGGCTTGGGCCCTGGAAGTGGGGATTTCGCTTTACGTTCATGATATTCCAAGAAGTTGCCTAATCAGCAACGATCCTGGACCTTACAATATTAACAGCTCGAGGGATCGGGTACGGATTGATGTAATTGGCCCAAATGCTACAACCGAGACTGAGGTTTCGATTCCAAACGGAACGCTAGATGCGGACGAAGTAGCGGCCGCGCTGGACCTCGGTGGTATCGTGGCGGGCGAGCGTTTCTACGAAAGCTTCGCGCTTACGGTTGCGGAGGATGAGAAGCGTGTCGTTGTTGTTACGGTTGTTGCCCATCAAGAATCGACGGTCAAGATGCAGGCTAACTTCTCGAACGAAGAGACCCTAAGGTTCGCTGAGGAGTTGGTAATCCTCTTCCCGTTCACCCGGAATTTCCGCAGCTTCTTCGACCCACGGGTCGAGCTGCCAGCTCCAGGTGAGATCACGGCTGCGGTTCCTCTAAGTTGCGAGGATGATCCAAGCAGCTCGGAGTGCGATGCTGACTCGGATTATTTCGCTAACATTGTTGGCTGGTTAGTCGCAAAATCGGCAGGTACTTGGGTTGACCCTCTACGGACAACTCTGGAACACTTTAATGATCAGGGAACCCTCTTCACGTTGAGGATCTTCGATACGAACGGTATTGAGCTCACCCGTGAAGATAACTTGAGTTTCGATCCACGCGAGGATCGGTACATTGCTAACGTATTGAATGCCGGAAGCTCCTTCGGTGGTGTTAACGGCAATCAGTTTGTCGAGTGGGAGTCCAGGCCAGATTTCCTCGGAAACGATCCAAATGATACGGATACGTTCGAGGTTCGTCAGCCTGCTCTATTTAATAGCCGCTCGTATCTTGGACAGGCTAATGGTATTCCAACGGACCCAGTATTTAGCTCTGAATTGGATCGGGCCATCATTGGAAACCCAGCCGATTCGACAGGCATCTTTGCTTACCAGAATCCTGAGGTGTTTGATATCAACCTCCTCTTGATCCCAGGAAGCAGCTCCGGTGCGGTCATCGGACAGGGCCTACAGATGGTTGAGGGTCGTGGAGATGTTCTCTTCATTGTGGATCCTCCATTCGGCCTGAGGCCACAGCAGGTTGTCGATTGGCATAATGGTATGCTCTTCAGCGACCTGAGTGCGGCCATCAACTCGAGCTATGGTGCTCTGTACTGGCCATTCTTGAAGATTTTCAATCAGTTTAGCGGCGAAGAGATCTTCGTGCCACCTTCGGGTTATGTCGCGTCGGTCTTCTCGCGTACAGCTCGCGAGCGCGAGCAGTGGTTCGCCCCGGCAGGCTTGCAGCGCGGTCATCTTTTGACAGCGCTGGATGTCGAATTCAATGCCACGATGGGTGAGCGCGATCTCCTGTACGGCAGTGGAAATGCGGTTAATCCGATCGTAAACTTCCCACAGGATGGTATCACGGTCTTTGGTCAGCGGACCTTGCAGCGTCGGGCGACGGCTCTTGATAGGGTCAACGTCCGAATGCTATTGATCTTCCTCAAGAAGAATTTGATCAGGCTCCTGAGGTTCTTCCTCTTCGAGCCAATCGATCGGATTCTCTTCGCGGAAGTCCGCGCGGCAATTACGCCGTTCCTTGAGGACGTCATGGCGCGCAGAGGTTTGCAGGCGTTTAAGGTTATCGTTGACGAGACCAATAATACGCCAGAACGGATTGACAGGAACGAACTGCATGTTTCGATCCTGCTGAAGCCAACTCGCGCAGTCGAGTTCATCGTATTGAACTTGGTCATTCTTCGCACGGAGACGAGCTTCGCTGCTGAGGAAGTCCTGGCTGCGGCCGGAGTGGTACAGGCGGTATCGACACTATAATAAAGAGGAACAGAAATGCCAGGATTTAACATTGGTGGCGGCGGCGGCGCGAACGAACCTAGTAACGTTGCCGAGACTCGCCGTAAGCACAGGTGGTTGTTCGAAACCCTACCACCACTGCAGCAGAATGTGCGTCTGTTCTTGCAGAAGGCTTCTAGACCGAACTTCAAGTATGAAGAAGCCATCATGCACCACGATCAGGAACAGGCTTACTTCGCTGGTAAGCAGTCGTGGGAACCTATTACTCTGACTTGGTATGACGCCGAGCAGGACCCGGATGTTGCCGATGAAATGATGAATTGGGTCAAGACGGTAACGACGGGCGGCTTGGGGCCACCGGCTCAGATTACGGTTGCACCACCTAATGCTTACAAAACTCAGGCAGAATTGACCATGACCGATGGTGCTGGTCAGCCTACTGAGCGGTGGGAACTCAAGGGTTGCTGGCCACAGCAGTCTAATTGGGGTGATCTCGATTATACGAATTCTGAAATTCAGTTGATCGAAGTCACAATGCGGTACGACCGTGCCGTCAAGGTACAGTAATTATTCATTTTGGGTCTTAAGATCCCACGGATAATTCATGCCAGGTTTTAACATAGGTGCAGGCGGTGGTTTCCGTGAACCTTCAATCACGGTTGAGCCTAATCGAGCTCACCGTTGGCGCATAGAAAGTCTAGGGGATGGTCAGATCGCTCGTGCCACTAAGGTATATGCTAAGAGTTTACAGCTTCCTGGATACTCTATAGAAGAAGAAATTATTAATGGGGCAGCTGTAAAATATAAGTTCGCCAAGATTGTCAATTGGGAAGATGTAACAATATCTTTCTATGATGTAGCGGACCCCAATCTGATCAATGATCTATTAGAATGGGAAAGGGAAGTATACACAAGTGGTAGGGGTATCCGAGACGCCAATGATTATAAGAAAAAGTGCTCTTTTGTCCTGACGAATGGTCAGGGGGATATAGTTGGCCCTGCCTTTACCCTTTTCAATAGTTGGCCTAAGAGTGTTACACATAGCGCATTAAGTTACGATAATAGTGAGTTTAAATTAGTCAATCTAACCCTATCATATGACTGGGCTGAGATTGGTACAACCACCTAATCCGAACAGTAGTCTAGGTCTCATTGTTTCTCATATCTTGTAAATAAATAGTTTGAATATGGAGCATAATATGTCTGAAGAAAAACCACAGCCCAAGGAAGAACAAAAAGCCAAGGTTAAGGCGGAGAGCGTTCTTGATCGTGCTCTAAAACTTTCTGACGAAGATGTAATGCCATGGGAGGAAGTGACCCTTCCTAGTCAGGGAGCCTTCTATGATGGGGAAGTCCCCGGTGGACGCATCGAAGTCAAGCCGATGGGTCTAGCAGCCGAAAAGGTCCTGGCTACCCAGCGACTCGCTCAGAGTGGAAAGTCGATTGACTGGTTGTTCCGGAAATGTGTACGCTTTCCCAATGAGAAGTTCGATCCAATCAACTTGCTCGCAGGTGACCGTATCTTCTTACTTTACTACCTGCGTGGTATCACTCATGGTAACATGTATGAGTTCGTTGTAAATTGTAGCAATGAAGCTTGCCAGACTGCTAGTACTCATGAATATGATCTAAACGGTTTGTCTTCTACTATTACCAAACCAGAAGTGGGTATGGGTGAAGAACCCTTCAAAGTAAGACTTCCCCATTTATCAGAAGTCCTGAAAGAGGAATTTTCGGTTAAGGTGCGATTCCTACGTGGTTATGATATGAATGCCATGTTGACGAATCGGCGGGTTAATAGAAGAGCACAAGGTGTTGGTAAGGGAGCTCGTATGATGGATAGCGTTGACGAGACCCTCGAAGATAACCTTAATATGCTCGTAGTAGAAGCCGGGGATTCTAAGGATAAGGGCAAGATCCGGCAGATTGTCTCTCGTTTGCATGCTAAGGATACTGCTTCAATTCGTGAATTCCTCAGGGTGAATTCACCGGGAATTGATACGACCATCTTGATCAATTGCCCAAATTGCAGTCAAGAGATGAGAATGGAGCTTCCGATCACGGAATCCTTTTTTCGTCCAACGGCAGCCCGAAAGTCTTGAGGAAGAGTGGAAACACTTAATGGAGCAGACGTTCCTGCTCAAGCACTACGGCTATCTTAGTATTCCCGAACAGAATAATATGACGGCTGAAGAACGTCGTTGGTATTTGGAGAGGTTGGACGAAGAGAACCGTAAGGCCCAGAAGGAAGCTAAGAAATCTCAATCTACTAGTAGTGTTCCTGCTACCCCTGGTCAACCGCCGGTATAATATCAAAGATAGATTAAGATGCCAGAACCATTTCCAAGGATATCGGCCGTTACAGGTCAGTCAGTTGCTCTTAATGTGACTTTCTATCTCAATGGAATTCCCACTGATCCGTTTGCAATTCGACGTGTTGACATCTTTGAGGAAGTAGAGAAGCCAGAGAATTTGGTTGCACAGGTCCCAGTTGTGGAACCAGATGCAACGGGATATCCAGATCCACTAATCAAAGTAACTGATGCCACAGGATCGCCACTTCCAGGCCAGTTCTTGCTCGTGTTTGATATTCCCCGTGATTTCAATGCACCTGCAGCGTACATTGATGTTTGGAATTTTATTGGAACTGATCCAGCTGGCACCGGTGGGACGGCTGTAGATCTGACTGATGAATCTATCTGGAGCCAGCAGTGTAATAAGTTCTTTGTATTCTCTGAGGGGTTCTTTGCAGACGATGGCCTGGTAACTCCACGAATTGGTTTCGAAGCTCTGGATAAGACGTTCAAGAAGCCTGAAGTAAGAAATCTAGAAATCGGCATTATGCCGTTGCCGCTTTATGACTTCGACTTCAACCGGTTTGCGCCACTCATCCCGCAGTCTCGAGCGTTTATTACAATTCAGACCGAGAATTGTGAAGTTCTACTCGATAACCAAGAATGCACGCTTGGGATTAGGCAGGGGAGTTTCCGTGCGAATCCATTTGTGATTCAGTGCCAAATCAATACTGCGGATTTCTTGGTTGGAACCTACATCTATCGCGTAACGTTGCAGTTACCCAATGGAGAGACGCGGGTATCGGGCGACTTCCGGATTCAGATTATCTAAGCGCTCCACTTCTCGCGGTAATTTTTCCATTTATCTTCGGTATTTCCAAATAAGTGCTTGAAGCGCACCAATTCAAGGTGGGCTGTACGAAGCATCTTAGCATGCTCGGGGCCGCTATCGTTGACATCTCCCTCAAGCTTTCGAATTTCATTAAGACGAGTAATGGTCTCAGCGATATACCAACACTTTTTAGAACAATGTTTGTAATCGAACAAATTGTGACGACAGCGCGGGGAAATAACCAGTTTATTGGCCTCTTCGTAGCGACTATTCATAATTAAAAAGTGATGTTCTCCAGCTCGTCCGCCGATCAGCGGGCCTCGGCAGTAACCAGTGTCGGGGCCAATCCAGAAAGTGGGGATTTTATACGCATCGGGCGAGGGTGCACGAAGCTTAATCATGTCACTGTCAATATACTCTTCCCAAGATTTTCCAGGGTAAGGCCCTTTCCAGCGATCAACATCCCCCATAAAGAGCACAAGCAGACCCTTTCGAGTCTCGTAGATTGTTCCATCGTAGCCAAACCGGTCGAAATCGTAGCGTCGTCTCATGTGGATATTATAAGTATTTCAACCAATGCTGTCAACTATTAGAAATAACTATGGATCATCGAAGAATAAAGCTTGATCCTCAGCAGATTGAGTCTTGGGTAGCTCGCCACTTTGAATATCGTCGGCGAAAGGGTGGTCAAGAACTTAAAATTTGCAA